ACTTCAAACAACACAGGAACCTCCAAGTTATATAGCCTAAACTAATTACGTCAATCTATTCTTTCAACCAATCATCAGGAATTGATTTATCTGCGTACTTAAATCCATACTTCTTGCACCAGTCACCATAGGATGACTTAGCACCTTTATATAATTTTGCTCTACTGTTTTGAAATACAAAGCGAATATCCAGATCAGGAAACTGCTTCTGGATTTCACGATGCTTGCGTCTATCTGTTGAGACAAATCGTCCCTTGGTTTCTATGATGATACCATTAGATAAAACGAAGTCAGGTGTATACGTTCTGACTTTTAAGTCAACCCACTTAATCTTTTCTTTCTCGTAGGTAAACTTAATTCCTTTAGATCGTAGCTCTTTTGCTACATCATCTTCAAAGCCTGAACGATAACCTGCTTTGAGTGCTGCTGCTCTATACTTCTTGCTCATTGTAGGTGAGATCCTCTGGTACGTTTGGTTTCTTAACCACATCTACCAGGAGCACGTCACCATTACCATAAACAAATCGTCTGGCCTCAGGCCAACACTTCTTGTTGAACTCACAGAATCCACAGGAAGGATGTAGCTTTGTGTTGGGGCTAGTTTTAGACTGGGGTACAGGCTCGAAACCTCTGTCAGGTATACCACCTGATACCATAGACTTGACCTGCTCTATCTCTTTTTCCTTTTGCTCTAGCTCAGGAGTGAAGTCATAGACATCAAGACACAATGTGCCATTGACTTTATCAACAACAAGGAAAGCCCCATGTGTTTTGTTTGTTACCAGTGGATCGTCCTTGGCTGCGTACACATAAGAACTAAGCTGACTGATGTAACCAAAAGGATCATCATCCCTCAGGTTACCTTCAGCAAACTTCTTGAATGAGTAAGGAGATGCTGACTTAACATCCACTGTCATGCCATCAATGACTGCATCTCTGTGCCCTGCCAGATCATTGATACGCATACGATCCTGCTGCCCTGTTACAGTGTGACCAGAGGCTTCTACAATAGAGAGAACCAACTCTTCAATCATGTCACCATAAAAGAACTTAAGCAAATCCGATGGAGCAAGAGGCTTTGCTGTCGCAGTCTCGTTAATCTTATACCATAGTTTTCTTTTGCATGGACTACCAATAGAAGAGAATGACAGATACCCTCTTGGTTTCTGTGGTGCTCTGAATCTTGAGGTAGCTGCTTTGCCAATACGATCACCCATCTTCAGGCTAATCAAATGATCCCAACCCTTGAGACCAAGGATGGTGTCTTCCATATCTTTAATGAGTGTGTCGATGCTTGGCATGTCTTATCCTTTTTGGTTGTACCCCCACCCAGCTAAGGGTGAGGGCTTTCTTCTAGGGAAAGGAAACAGGGAAACCTAGAAGGGGATAGAGTCCTGGGGTTCCTGGGAGGAGGTGGAAGACGTAGAACCACCAGAACTAGAGTGGTCTGTGAACATTGAACGTGGTTGGGAGGGGCCACCTTCTGATTCGTAGACCACATGCTCAAGGATCTGGACACCTAGTAAGCGTGTACCTGTACGTCCAGTACGTGTAGGATAAACTTCTACCTTCACGATACCTTCACTGCCATTACCAATAAGACCCTTCTCTTGTAGGTTCCAAGCCTTACCAGTTACGTCAGCAACGATAGGTGCGCCACCCATCCAGTCCTGTGCGCCTGTATGAGGACGTGACACTGTGACTTTGTAGCCATCAGTTACTTCCTCAATCTTCTTCATGCATCCTGCTTTCTTTAAAGCATCTGCAGTTTCTTTATCTGTGGTGACAGTAACCTTGTACTCACCATCAGTTTCTTTATTCCACTCAGCACGATCACGATTGGACTCAAATACTTTTGCCCAATCCAACTTGCCTTTGATGTCGATTTGTGTAGCTGGCATAATGCCCTCCTTTATTTTGATAACTGTTATGTAATTCTAGTTGAACAGGATGTCAATGGGTCTCTGCCCAATTTTTTCCTACGTCATACGATCCTGGTGTAGGTATCTTGAATCCTAGTTCTTTGCCTGTCTCAAGCATACAGTCTGCCTGTATCTGACCAAGACGTTTAGCTTCTTCTTCTGTGCCTGTAACCTCCACCTGATATTCGTCATGAATAAAACCTACCATCTTGAAGTTAATCCCTTCCTTACGTGCTACGTCATGCCAACGTAGGAGGGTGTGCTTCATGAGGCAAGCCTCACCATTCTGCAGGATACCTGCCAGTGCCTTGTGTGTGCTAGGCACCTGTACCTTACGTCCATCGTAGCCTTTGAACCAACCATTCTCACCAACGTCTTTGATGTATCTGTTCTTCAGTTCGTAGAGGCCACCAATGCTCTGCTCAAAACGAATACGTGCATCCTGTGCTTCCTTCTTGTTGACCTTCAGTATCTGTGCAGTCTTAGCTACACCTGCACCTAGAAGCCATGCATAGATGAATGTCTTAGCCATGTCTCGTGTACCATGTGGGACAGCAAGAGCATTCTTATTCACGTTGTGGATGTCTGTTTCATCCTCTTTCTTACCAAGCATAATAGCTTGTGCATACTGATCCTCTCCAAACATACGCCAAAGATAATCAGCAAGCACACGTAACTGAATGCCATCAGCATCAGTACCAACCAACCAAGAGCCTGAGGGTACAGTCCAACAAGCTCGTAGGTTTACATCGTATTGCTTCTTTACTTCTTCTACTGCTGTCTTTGCTTCCCCATGAAAAGGAGAAGAGATGTTAGCAGTGTTAGGGTCTTTGTGTGCGCAGCGTCCAGTCCATGCACCAATGCTCTGTATCCTACCATGAATACGAGAATCATCTCTGCACTGCCCTATCCACTCCACCAGTGAGGAACGTCTACCTTCTAGTGTCAGCCACTGGGCTAGAGCCTTTGCCCCCTCAGGGGCTGTCTCAGGCAGTGTGCTAAGGTTATCCTCTGACACAGTAAAACCATATCTGTCTAGCTGTTCTTTCTTCTGATCGTAGAACTCCTGATCCATAGCCTCGACTGACTTACCATAAGGATCACCAACCTGCTTACGTGCAAAGTTAATAGCTGTCTTAGTTCTGTCCACTGGGTTCCAACCTGCAGACCAGAGCGCATCAATACGATCCTTAGAAGAACCAGGGTTGAACTCAATCCAGTCATGGCACACTAGGTCTTCACCTTCTCGTGTTGTCATGGCGTATCTTTCCTTGGCCTTAGTAACTGTCGCCATCTCTTCACCGTCTTTTTTGAGGCGATACTTAATCCTATTCACCTCAGTCAGTTTAGGTGGGAAGTCTACTTGGAATTGTTCTTCAAGGTGTTTCATCTTCTGTTGAACTGAGTTGAGTAGGAACTCTGCCTTGTTCTTGTCAAAGAAGAAACCATAGTACTGTGTGCGTACTAGTTCTATCTGTACGTTGTGCTCAGTCCTTAGAGAAAGTGACCAATCATTATCCCAAATAACAGAAGAGAAATGTTCGTAAAGAGCATGAGTAACCTCGATGTCTCCATACCAGTATTCAACCATTTCATCACTGAACTTATCAAATTCATGGAAGTCTCCTTTATGTTTACCTAGTCGTATGCCCCAAGCCTGTAGGCTGTGAGGAAACTTAGCACCCTTGGGTGTGTCAATGTCATAGTCCACCAACCGACTAATGATCAGAGTGTCTATAACTTTCTGTGGGTCTATGAGTCGAGGCTTCAGTAGTTTGTTTAGCATGGGTGCATCAAACTGTATGAAGTTGTGACCAACGATTAGGTCTGCTGATTCATACCATGCAATGGCTGCTGCCCTAGCTACTGGATCTTCGTGGCAGTTCTCAAACTTGTGTACTTCACCAGTGGAAAGATCCTTCCCACCACAAAGCCACAGCTTGGTGCTGTCCTCTAGCCCATTAGTTTCTATGTCACTGATGACGATCTTCATCCCTGAAACACTGCCTCCTCCAGTATTGTAGTCTCAGGATCGTAGTAGACTGACCCTGCGTTGCCTAACTTAGCAAAGGGTCTGTTCTTGTCAACTATGAAGTGTGTAGTGTTACGTACTACCTCGTCATCTGATTCAGTATCACGTTGCAGTTTGATACAGATGATTGCTTCTTCCTCAAGGGAAGCTGCGTACTTGGTACGTCCATCCTCGTTTACTTGGGAGATAAAGACAACACCAATGTTCAACTCCTTAGCAAGCTGTGCCATGCGTGAGCCTAGTGTGGTCAGTGTACTGGTGGCTGCATCCACCCCAGAGTTTGACAGGTAGGCCAGACGTTGGACGTGATCAATGAAGATGTACTCTGCACCATAGACTGTGGATGCTAGGCGTACATACTCTAGCAACTGCATAGGATCATCATGTGATTGCATCTCAAAGATGATTGTGCTCTCACCACCTGCCATCTTCTGCGCTGCAGCAATGACCTGTTCCTCAGAGAAACCTGTAGCAATGGCATCCTCTTTGGTGCGTACATTCCAACCCAGTTCGTAGGTTGCCATAGCACGATAGGTGGTGGACTTCATCTCCTCCATGTGGAGCAAGGCCACTCGTGTCTGTTGTTTCAACAGGGCTACCTCAAAGTATCTGACTAGCTCAGTCTTACCTTGCCCACGTAGTGCCTTGATGAATGTCAGGCCACCCTTCACTAGGCCACGTAGCTTATCGTCTAGGCCAGTGTGTCCTGTAGGTACGTACTCGTAGGGGTTCTCAGTTGTGATAGCTTTCTCAACTTCAAGATCACCTACAAAGAAATTGTCTGGGCTGAAACGTTGAGGCTTGAGTGCTGCCCACTTCAGGTCATCACCATCACCTTCCATCAGGAACTCGTTGGCATCCTTCCACTTGGACATAGGTACGTAGTAGAACTTGTCAGGCATCATGCTGTACAGTTTCTGTGCTGCACCCTTACCTGCTGCGTCCAGTTCACCTGCGTATACTACCATCTCAAAGGCGTTGAGATATTCAAAGTTGTCTTTGATAAACTTCTCTGACAGGCTTGCACTGGGCAGTGACTTCACAGGGTAGGACTTACCTAGTACCTGATAGAGACTGGCTGCATCGAACTCACCCTCTGTGATGTAGATACGTTTGCTTGATCCTGCATTGAAGTCAGGGCCAAACAGATCAGTGGGTGCTCCACGTTCTTTAGTCCAGAACTTCTTCTCTTCATACCCACGATACTTTACGTTGTTAGGATACTTGAAAGCGTAACGCACTGGGGTGTTGTTCTCACCATACTGCAGTTGGATGTTGTATAGTTTGGCTACGTCTTCATCCAGTCCACGAATGTCGTTAAACCTACCAGAAATAATCTTGGTGTTACGTAGGTCTACCTTTGGTGGAGGGGGAGGGTAAGTTCCCTCTGCCCAGGAAAACATCTTGTCCTTACCTGGGTAGCCACGTCCACATGAGTGACACTTACCTACTTTAGATAAAACATTATAAGCAAAGGCATCACTGCTTGCGCAGTCCTCGAAGGGGCATGGCTGATGTGTTATCTCGTTGCTGCTGTTCACTGCTTGCATTATATTGTTCCTTTTCTTTTGCTGCTTGACGTTCTTCCTTCGTCATAGCACGAATCTTGTCAAGATACCACTCATTTCCCAGTGGCTTTCTTCCTTCAGGTAGCTTCGTCATCTTCCACCCCAAACTTATACTCTGTCAGATCGTCTGCTTCATACTTTATATGGTCTTCGATGAAGTCATATACAACCTGCAAATCTAACTTTGCTGCTGCGCAATACAGAACTAGCTTCAGCCCTTCCTCCTGCAGTAGCTTGGCACAGTTGCCATCCAAGTGAAACTGATAGGTGGCACTGCCATCCTCGTGTTCCTCTACTTGTTCTACTCCAATCATTCCAGTCATTTCTTTTTCCTAGCTCTACGGGGAAAACTTTCTGTGTTCCACCCATTCTTTATTTGTTCTGATGCCCAAGAGTGTGAGATACCCCAGTGCCTTGCAGCCTCTGCCATGTTGATGAAGTCTTTACCATATAACCTACACTGGATCTGTTTCTGTTTCTGTGTTGGTTCATACTTAATACGAATGTGTATTGGCTTATCTCTTGGTTGCATTGTTATTTCCTTTCTTGTTTTGGCCCACCCTGTAGGACTCGAACCTACAACCTACTGCTTAGAAGGCAGTTGCTCTATCCAGTTGAGCTAAGGGTGGTATCTCTCAGAACATAGGTT